GAAGCCATTCTCTACTAGATCAACTGCGGTAGCGTGGCTAAGATCGGCATCTGAAGCTAAAAGCAACAGGCGTTCATAAGCGCAGTTGACTAGCATAAGGCTGTGCTTGCTGATTAATTCCTCGTTAGTAGCAGCTATGGCTGCAAAAGGCGCCCCGGGAGAAGCATCGCGCTTGATTTCTGTGCGAATAATCGACAGCAAGCGCTTCTTTAGTTCCACTTCATCCCATGAACGAAGCACGGGATCAACTGGTCCGCGGGGGTACTTAAGCAGCAACCGATCGCAGGCCTCGATTAAGTTTGGCGGGGCTGGTACTGCGCGGTGGTTTTCTGCTTGGAGGGTAAGGGAGGCATATTCCGCGGCGGATCCGCGCTCTGGCCACGAGTACTCGTGGAGCTCGGGGAAGCGCTCCTGCGCTGCCTTGACCGCGGCTGACGGGATAGTGGCTTGGCATTCTCTGAATCTGACGGCGGAGCGTCCAACTTCGTGGAGAGGCATGCCAATTGGCTCCCTAATTTCTCTAGCAATGTGTTTTCCAGATCGGCTATTGCCTTCTGAAACTGATGCGTCAGCTCCAGGCGCAGATGTGCCTGGCTCTCTTCCAATCTGGTTTGCATCCGTTTCGTGGTTTCCGAGGCTTCATGGGCGTAGAAATACGTGTCCGACATCCCCTTGTCCAGGTCTTCCAGCTGCCGAGTCAGCCGCTGGGGGAGCGCCGAAGGCGCGTCTGGTGGGGGGGCCGAGGAAGTACTCTCGGTCTTGGCCTCCGTAGGCTTCTCTTCCTTCGCTGGAACCGGCGCTACCGGCTGAGCCAGGGTGGCGGGTGCATCGGCTGGGGGGGGTGAAGCTATAGCGGGCGTACCCGCGGACGTGACCAAGGAAGGAATCCGCCGTGGCGGGGGGAGGACGCGTGAGGAACTGGGCGCTTGCGACTCCGACTCTGGAATTGAGGGGGTCGGGTGGATTTCCGACCCCCGCTGATAGTTTAAAGAATCGGTGGCTTCCACGTATTCATCAAAATCCATGGGAGCATCGTCCAGCATATCACTCCATAATTTCCTCCCCGATGTTTTCAATCGTGCTTCGATTTGAGCAAATGTCTCATTAGGCCTCACGAACTCAGTAGCTGTAAAGCGGTACCGGCCCCGTCCAACAAGATCGATTTCTTCGACATCTTGTCTCGCGTCCATCTCGAAATCCTTGACTTCAGAGAATCCCTTAAAAGGATTGGGGGACTCTATCTTCTCGAACAAAGGAAACAAGATAGTTGCTAAATTATAGCGACCGATAACTCCAGCGGCGCGGTGAAGGCCCACTATAGTGTCCTGAGAACAGTACAGAGGGGAACCACTCCACCCTGCTTGGGTTGAGCATGTGTGGTAAAATGAACCGGGTTTGGGCGCAGGGATGGCTGTTCCAGTCGAACAATGCCACTTGCCCATCTGGTAGCCAAACGCTTGCGTGGTGGTATTGGTAGCTCTGGGGGCGACCACTCTCGCGGCTCCTACTCCCAGCTTGCTCCATATAACAGAATCCACCTCTAACGCAACCGCATCAAAATTGGAACTGCTGTGTCCAAATGCCACAGCTGTATCAGCGGGCAGCTCCAATCTCATAAGATCTCCCTGCTTGTTCTGTTTACAAATGAACACCTTACAGCCGGGTTGTTGCCGGCTGGTCATGAGCACATGCGCGCAAGTGAGTAAAACTGTAGAACCTTGATAGTTCACTCGCGCACCAACCCCCAAATGTTTGCCACTCTCCGATTGAAGGGTAA